GATAATTAGTATGTTCATCTCTAAACATACTAATTATCGTCGTTTTCTTAATTATTAACTTCGGCATAGGTCGTTTTAAACTAAGATAACGACGATAATTAGTATGTTTAGAGATGAACAGGAACCCTTAACCCTGCTCTTAGAACTCTCTCCACGACTAGCAAAAAAACGATATCGACAATCAATCTACGAAGCTTGGCACCACAAATGTGGCTATTGTGGGGAAATGGCAACATCTCTAGACCATATAGTCCCAAGATTCCGTTCCGGCTCAAGTAATAGAAATAATTTAGTACCAGCCTGTAGAAGCTGTAATGCAAATAAAGGAAGCCAGGATATGGAGCACTGGTATAAACAACAAGACTTTTTTGATGATTTAAAACTTGTTAAATTGATAGAGTGGTCTCAACAGGATCTATCTGAAATAATGACTGTAACTACCTATAATTCCTATAAGGATTCCATGGCTGCATAGTTTTCAATAGTGTATGAGAAAATAGTAATACTAAGGAGGACTGCTCATGGGATTGAAATATAATCCTAATAATGACAATATATTTGACATTACTAATGAGAAGACTGATTATCGTACGGATTTAAAGACTGATCATAAAACGGATAATGTGACTTGGCACTCTAGAAGGAGATGTAGTGGACCTTTTTGGAGAAGAAGATGTTGGAATGAAAATTACTCTGTCCCAAACACTGAAAAGAATAATCAGAATAAAAAGTTAAATGAAGATAATACTAAGTTAAATGCAGCTAACAAAGCCTTAAATGAGAAGAATACTAAAAGAAATAATGCTTATGCTGAGGCGGTTACCACAGCTAAAACAACTAACTCTGGAGAATATGCTGTAAAAAGAAACACTCTCAGATCTTTAGACGTAGATGATGAAGTAAAAAACATTTTAGAAGGTGAATTTAAAACTTTTTACAGAGATAAAAAATTACAAGTATGGAACTCTGATTTAGGAACTAAGCCAGATTATGGTGATTTTGATCCTTCTTATTATGGATCTACTTATACAAACGTTAAAAATAAATATAAAGAATATGAAGATGATGACGACATAGACGTAACTGAGGGTTACGGAAAAGAAAATTATTACTACTGGCATTACACTAATCAAGGCAAAGCGGAAGGTAAGCGAGGAAACAAAGCTGAGATACTGGCTCAAGCTAGAGATTATTTAGAAGAGGCACCACAATTTGCTGAAGGAGGGTGGGAGAATCAGACAGATACAGAATTAGCTTTTATACGAGATCAGCAGTTAGGTATTGGTGATAACCAAACGGAGAGATTTTTGAATGTGCCAGAGATTGCTGATCTATGGGAAGAAGCAAAACAAGCAAGTCAAGAAGGAAGAGCTAACCACTTTATAAATCTTGGAAAAGAATATTTCTTAGATGTGAATAAAGCAGATGAATTTGCAGCATTGTTTCGTTTATCTAATAGACCTGAGGATAAACAAATTAGTTTTGATTACAGTTTGGAGAGTGGGAATGCTACAGGAATAACTGAACTAGAAGATGCAATCACTGGAACAATAGGTGCTCAAGGCATAACCGATACCAAAAAGTTTGCAGCATTAAATCAAAATATCCTTAAAGACTCAATAAATGAACTAAAGAAAGCTAAGATAAAAGAACAGGAACTAGATATGCTTTCTGGTTTTGGTACGTTTGGTGAAATATTTGATATTAATAAAACTTTAACTGACTCTCTCCTGAATGATACCGGCATAGGAGGCTACCTGCCCTTTATGGGTGATAAAAGTGGATTAAGTGAAGAATCCCTAGAGAGACAGCTTAGAGGCGTCACAGGCGTCAGGAATGAGGTCGTGTACAACTGGCAAGAGTGGTTTGATAATAGTATTAAAGAGAAATATCAACAAGAACTTGATTTAGGTTTTTCAATAGAAGAAGCAGAGGATAATGTACGTATACAAAAAGAATTTGCAGAATCTTACATAGATGATTATTTAAAACCTAGATTTGATGAATCACGTTCCATGAATGAGTTTGTAGAGTACTTAGATGTTAGGCAAGAAGAACAAAACCCCTTCCAAACTCAAAGTTTATTGAATGCTTTAAATGAGATAGGAAATAGAAGAGCAAAAACTTTTTTAGACCAGATAAGACAAGATGCTGTTGATGCAGGAGGTAAGAGAGGTTTTAATTCTTCTTTTTATTTTGATCCCACGATAAGTGAAGGAAGTGAGGAGAATGAAAAATATATAAGACAGAGAGATACTATTTCTTCTGACTGGGATCAGGCGAGAGATAATCCTGATGCACAGATAGAAGGTTTAGGTTATGACACTACCTGGAAAGCACAGGCATATAGGTATGGAGTAGATATAAATAATCAAGATCAATTTGCTCGTTTACACTATCAAGTAAAAGGCAAGTTACCCGATTACAAGTTTGATGGAGCAGAAGATATTGTCAATGTTGATAAAGTAAAGAATCTTTTATATGACAACATCTTACCTGCTTTAGAAAAAGAAGTTAAAAACACCAAAACTATATTTGGTAATTTTATTAGACCGGAAGAATTCGCTGATGATATGTTAGAAGGTCTAGATCCTAATCAACCTGAAAGTTGGAATAAGGCTTTAGAAGAATTGGGACTAGACGATTTTGAAGGATCTTTAGAGGATTTAAAAGAATATATAACTAGCACTTTAAGAACAGGATCAGCTGAAGACATTAGAGCACAGATCAAATTTTTAAATGAGAAAAGAAAGAAACCAGATCAATATTTACTAGGTGTTGAATATATTGCTAGAGAAGAGGATTATAAACCTGCTGAGAGGTTAAAAGGAGATACTCAATTATATAAAATATTCCAAGATGCAGGATATGAGGGCACTGAAGATGACTTTTATGAGAAAGTGTTTCCTGATTTAGATCCAGGATCTCAGGCTATATTGTCGCAAGCTGGGTCTAAGGATGGGAAAATAACATTAGAGGGATTCGGAAAAGATTACAGATCTGACCCCTTTGCAGCGTTCTCTGGACTCGGAGCCATAACTGGAGGTGATACCGATCTATTTGGTGGTACCACTAAGGATGACAAAGATAAAGATGACGATGTAGATGTAGCTGATTCATTTAGAATATTTGCCGACGACGATGACGATGATGATGACAGCGTCTTTGGTAAATATAAAAAGACCAAATCAGGTCAAGAGATATTAAGTGAATACACCAAGAGTTTCGGTAGTTTCTTCTAACTTTACACATGTCTGATAAACGTAGAAAAGCAGCAAGTGCAGCAAAGATAGCTAAGGATAAATTAGCCTGTAATAAAGCTAAGAAGACTCCTAGCCATCCTACGAAGTCACATGTAGTAAAAGCGTGTAAAGATGGGAAAGAAAAGATCATAAGATTTGGACAGCAAGGTGTAAAAGGAGCAGGTAAAAACCCTAAAACAGCAAAAGAAAAAGCCCGTAAAAAGTCTTACTACGCCAGACATAATGCACAAGATTCAAAACCAGATATATTCTCAGCTAGATATTGGTCTCATAAGGTGAAATGGTAAATAAAATTGTGTATGATTAATAGTAGGAAGTGATTACTATTATGCACGGTTTTTCCAAAGCCATTGACATTATTTGTAGATACGAAGGATATAAAGAAAAAGCCACTGCGGACCCAGTCACTGGAGGGCATCCCTACACTTTTGGTTATGGAAGTCAGTTTTATCCAGATGGTTCTCCGGTAAAAGCAGGACATTGTGTAACCAAACAGAAAGCTTTAGAACTTTTAAACAATGAAATATACGTTATTGATTCTGAATTAGATAAGTTACACCTAGATATAGATAGTTCAATGCGAGAAGCGTTGATCTCTTTCATACATTCGATAGGATGGGAAGCTTTTCTATACAGTAGTGTGATTGATTATGTTGATGCCTCTAAATACCATGCAGCTGTAGATGAAATGAATCGCTGGATATTTGACGCCAATCATAAAGCTTTAGGACCTTTATTACATAGAAGACAAGAGGAAACTAATTTGTTTTTATCAGAGCTGGATACTAATGTAGCCTCTTTACCTAATATTCTTTTAACTGCTGTTAAAGAGTACTCCGGACATCCTAATCAAATACAAGCTTTGGTTAATTTAGAGAAGAGAATGAACCCTTATATTCTTACGGAATTTATGAATACTTTTGCCGTTGAAGTCAAAAATGTAGACATTCCTGTAGAAAACGACACATATTACGAACTTACCTATGGTGATTTTGATAGATAGGCGTAGAATAAGATTAGAAAATAGTAACAACTAATGGAAAATTCAGTTGAACCAAAAGCATTTCAACTTCCGTTAGAGCTACAGTTTTCCATGCGGAAAGCTGAGATGAGAGCCACCGAGATGACCTGGGATCAGCTTTACCTAGCTTTGTTGAGCCTATATCACCAGCGTCTAATGGAATGGCATGCTCTGAAGTCTCTTATGGCAGAAGAAAATGTTGATATTGATTTCGATGTTCCAACGGATATCGAGTTATTAGATCTACTATCTAAAACTAAAGAGTTTACAGATGGTGAAGATGATGAAGACGACGAACCTTTAGCTATTTAATCCTATTAGTCTAGATAAATACCACTTAGCTTTCTTTAAGGATTCTACTCCTCCTTTCTGACGTTCACGCCACATATATTTAGCTACATTACCTTTTAGATAACCACGGAACTCTTCTGGTGTCAGCTGTGCTTCTATCGCATCTATACACTCTACAGAGCTAGCTGCGTAATGGATTGGTTTCTCTACAGGATCGAAAAAGTGTAAATTATTATCTACTGGTGCAGCAGTAGGCATCGGACAAAAGCCGTCAGTGCATTCTTCCATTGGTTTATTTACTTCCCTGTTTTCGAATTCGGAGAGCCTAAGGCCATTAAAAGGGTTCTCGGTCTGACTGAAACTGCTGGGTAACTCTCCATTCCCTCCTCCATTGATGGAATGTATCCTGTCAAACCCGGACGCTTTCCTTCCAGTTGTAAGTTTTTCCTCTCCATTCCTTCTTCGCATGCTGCTAAACCTCGGTTATACATATCATACAAAGGAATATCATTTTTTTCATTATCTATTTCAGCACCAAAATCTTCTACAGATAAACCTCTGCATTTAACCTCGTCTTTGACGAAATCATTTAAAAAACCTGTTGCACCAAGCATGACTATATGAGATATGATTTCTTTCTCTTACAATGGTATCATGGCAAGATTCTACGATTCTACTTACGACCCTAGACAAGATTCAGGTACTTCTGGATCAGAGGTATCTGACTTAAATCCTGAGCAGGGATATGATGTGGACTTACGTCGTATTGATATAGATAAACGTGGTGATGTAGAAGATATAAATGACGAACAAGGCAGAGTAAAAAGATTTTTTAAAGCAGCAAAGGCAGCTGGCTCCTTTAGACAACGCTCTGGGTTTGATGAGCCATCTCTAGGAGGGCGTATACCAGTAGGTAAAGCAGATCTAGGTGGCACAGAGTTACCAAGCCTCAGAGGACGTAACTTTGGAGGACCAGGTGCAGGAGCTACAGAGTATGCAACTAAACCTAAACCACAGTTCGGTAAAGCTTTCTATTTATAATTAAACGCCTACTGGCTTATTTATACCTTTCCTTTTCCTTTCTGGATAATCTATATCACAAGGATTACCTCTATAAAATAACAATTGAGTGATGCCTTCATTGGCATAGATTCTATTAAATAAGGAGGTGCAATTACTGATTTGTAATGTTAAATAACCTTCCCATCCGCTTTCAGCTGGAGTGATATTACAGAATATTCCTGATCTCGCATAGCTGGATTTTCCAACAGCAACTACAGTTACATCTTTAGGTAATTTTAATTTTTCTTCTGCTCTACATAAGCAGTATCCATAAGGCGGTAATATGAAGTATTTACCTCTTTCATCTTCATTTAGTACGGTAGATTTCAATATATCAGCGTCAAAATCTTTAGGGTCACACATGCCTGTTTGTGTACCTCCAAAGAGTAAACATTTCTCTTCAGACAATCTAATATCATATCCATAAGAGTTTAAACCATAACTGAGAGTTTTCTTACCATTTACTTCCTTAACTTCCTTTGCTACAAAGGGTTCTATCATGTTTTCTTTTTCAACAAGATGCTTAATTTCCCAATCAGATAAGATACTCATGGTCTTCTTTTGTGTTCTTCGAGTATATCTAATCTAACAAAGGAGTCTACCTTTTTCACCATAAATATCTATGAACTTTTCTATCATTTTTGTAGAGTCCTGTATTGGTGGGAGATATACAAGAAACGAAGTACAAGTTTTATGCGAACTCACACCTTTGCTTGTATTTTTTAACAATGTAGGAGCCGTCTTTAATATACAAATAGGGAAGTCAAATATCTTTTGTTCATATCTAATCATGTCCGGACAATTTGTAAAATAGAGTCCTTGTTTTACTTCTTTTGCTAACCATGATGTATACAGTTTACGGAACCATACAGCATGAGAAGAAGTTAAACTCGGAGATGATGCACGGGTCATCTTCCATTTATCATTTTTCTTGTCCCAAAAGTATGCTCCACTAGGAGGAAAGAGGTATACATTTCCATACCATTGTTGACAATTAAGACCATCATCACTGGGAGTAAAGTAACTATCAGCCTCTACATATGTGTTCGCTACTTTAGAACTTGCTACATCTAATTCGATACCTTCTAAGAGAGCATGAGCAGATGCAATTAAGTCATAATTAGTAATTAATTCTAGGTCTTCTCT